CCCCATCTAGGCTCAGTGTCAACCTCTAGTCAACCCGCACAGTGCCATCTGTAACAAAACGTGATCGCTTCAATGCCGTTCATCTGCTTGGTCCACGCCTCCACAAGCTACTGAACCTAGTGCAGAAGTCCCAACCATACCGATAGCGTAACTACATTATATGCTAAAAGGACCACTACCTTCAGATCAGCGTGGTGAGTGTCATTGCTGTCGGACCCCTGTTGTGGGGAACTGCACCCCTTCGCTTGCCCCTTTCTCTGGGCCTTTCGCTCGTCAGTTCGCAAGCACAATCTTCCCCTTGCCCAAGAGGGGCAATTCCTCGCGCAAGACAAGATTCCGCTTGCGAACTGCAAGCCGCCCCAAGAGGCGGACGAGACGAAGGCCCTGAGAGTAGGCACGAAGGGGATGGTCCCCTTCCAACAACAGGAGTCCTAGAAATGACAATCTCTCACCTCGCTGATCTGAAACTAGCTGTCATCGAATACCACACCAATGCAAATGACTACGCTAAAACAGGCATGGCTCGTGACGCCTGCTTCACCAGCTTCAATAGCCTGATGTGGAAGCGCACTGGTCCCAATCAGATGCTCGACACCGCCGCTGAGATCAAGTCCTTGCTTCCAGAACGTGGCACTGAGATCGCGGATGTGAAACTCGAGAAGTTGCTCTCTCGCTACGAACTGATGGAGCAAGAACTGGAGATGCTGACCGAACGCCACGATGCAGACAAGGAAGTCTATCACGCCATAACTGGCGACAACTGGTCGGCCAAGCCCAAGCGCACGCACACGTCTGATGGCCTTGGCCTTGACGCCCGCCTCGCTAAGTTCGCAGCCTAATCCTGAAAGGGGGCGCAAGCCCCCTTCCTCTCAACATGGAGATACCAATGCTTGATGACATCCTCGGCGCAGTCGCACTCTTCGGCGGTCTTGCTCTCGCCTTCTGGCTAGCGCACGGCCTCGGCTTCTAACTGTGGGGCTTCGGCCCTGCTTTACCAACGCCTCTCAACGGGGAGGCCAGGCAATAGGGATGTCTGGCGGCAACGCTACAACTGGGCACAGTCCAAAGAAAATCAAAACAAAATGGAGAATACCAATGCTTGAATGGATCATTCGCAATGAACAGAACCGTGATGAGTTCTGGAATGATGCTCTTGGCTGGGCTGATTGGCAATCAGCTACTCGCTTTCCACTAACTGAATACTGCCTTCCTATTCATGGTGAATGGGTTGCAGACGTAACGAAAATACTGGCAATGGAGAATACAAATGCTTGACATGGGTATGGAAGCCTTCGCTTTCCCAACAGAAATCCAGCCGATCTTTGATCGCCTTGGCAATGAGATTCCAAATCAGAAATGCGTGATGCGCACTGATACCAACGCTGTGCTTGGTGTTCACGGCTCACGCTACAACATCGTCAAGCATGATGATGTGGTGAACAGCATGATGGATGCACTACGCGCAGCCAACGTAAGCCAAGACTACACCACCAAGTTCAGCGTCATTGAAGATGGACGCAAGTTGCGTGGTGAAATCTTGTTCAATGATCTTACTGTTCAGCCCAAGCTTGGCGACTACGTTAAGTTCCGTATCAGCTTCTTCAATTCATACGATGGTAGCTGGGCATTCAGTCAGACAGCAGATGCACTACGCTTGGCTTGCCTTAACGGCATGACACGCAGTGATGCGACAGCACACAGCAAGTTCAAACACACGCAGTCCATCAACATAGAGGGGTCTGCATCCAAGATGATACTAGGTCTAGATACTTTCTTGAATATGCCAGCGATGTGGCAAGCATGGAATGATACTAAGATTGAGTATGAAAACGTAGAGACTTTCTTCAAGGCAACAGTAGCCAAGTCCTTTACGCACCAGACCAAGGATCGGACCAATGAAAAGCAATTAGAGAAGTTGCTTTCTATCTACAGCGATGAGGCAAACAACCTCGGCCCGAACAAGTGGGCCTTGTATAACTGCCTTACCTACTGGGCCAGCCATACCTCTGACCTGAAGAACCCTGAAGTTACTCGTCGCAATCGCGAAGAGGCAATCGCTAAAGCAATGCAACATAAAATGTGGGAGTCCATCCAATGAGCACGGAAATCTCAGCCATGAACATCGTCAAATATGAGACCATCATCTCATACTACGGCGGCTTCACTGTTCGTAAGATCATCGTCACCGACAGGAAGGGAGCGGTCACTGAGTTTGCCATGTATCACAATGATCATGACGAGTTCGCGCAAGAGCCAATCGTTTACAATGACTATCGCACCAAAGAAAAAAAGGAAGGAACATTCCATGAAGATGTCGAAGCAACACTTTGATTTCATTGCAGATACGGTAGGGCCAATGGTTGGTTGGCCCTCCCAACTGCATGATCTTGCTGACAAATTGGCAGCATCTAACCCTCGCTTTGATCGCGAGAAGTTTCTTAACCGAGCGACCACAGCATGGGAAAAGAACTATGTCCCCAAAGAATACCAAGATGAAATTCCCTACTGAGAAAGTCTGCGAAGACTGTAACGGTGCTGGAGAAATCGAGTATCAATCCACACAATGGCAGTCACGCGCTCGCGGTGAACCCTACCTAGAGTGGGGTGAGTGCGAGGAATGTGGTGGTGCAGGGACAATCGAAACAGACTTGACTGAGGAATGAAATCGCTGCAACAGTGCAGCCCATGAAATCATATCTCACAATCCTCGTAGAGCAGGCTCAAGACATGGGCCTGCCCTTACTCCAAGCCTTCAAGGAAGCAGACATTCCAACATCAACCTACTACAGGGCGGTGAATGGTGTGACTGAACTACGCCATCAAACAGCCGTGAAGGTGATGAATGCAATCGAAAAGCTTTACGCACTTCAGCAAGCCCGTGAGTATACCAAGTCACTACGAGCAACTGGTCAAACAGTTAATCGTCGCACGATCCGAGCGAAGTTTAAGCCAAGAAGTGTTGGCGGATAAGATCGGATGCACCGTCTCCCTCATTCACAAATGGGAAACGCACAAGCGTATACCTTCTGGCTTCATGCTGATGTGCTGGCTTGATGCGCTCGACTACGAGATCGAAGTCAAGCAACGGCACAATTGAATGCGAGTTATGCCGCAAGCAGACTGAATATTTCGTGGCACTTCTTAAGACCTACACTAGCCATACCTTCCTTTGTCTCCCATGTTACGAGGAACAATGCCGAATAAGAATAAATCAAAAGGAACCTACCACGAAAAGTGGATGGTTGAATGGCTTAGAAAGCAAGGCATCCTCGCCAAGCGTCAGCCCCTCTCGGGTGCGCTCGGCGGTGAATACCGTGGTGACATCCTCCTCAAACTCTTGGGACACAGACTGGTAGGCGAGGTTAAGTATCGTGACCTGTCTGGATTCCCAAGCCCCTTCTCTGTCCTAGATAAACGGGACATCGCTTTCTACAAAAGACGGAATGGAATTCCGCAAGTCGTTGTCATCATGTCTGGTGAAATCTTTAAACAACTAATGGAGAAACCAAATGAGCGAGTCACAGAACTTGATGGTTCTGGAATACCTGAAGAGTGGGAAGATATTGACCCCGATTGATGCACTCAATTTGTTTGGGTGCTTCCGATTGGCGGGCCGTATCTATGAACTCAAAGACAAGGGCTGGCCTATCAAATGTGAACGAAGGGAAGTGGATAGTGGAAAGCGTGTTGGACACTATAGCATGACGCTAGATGAAGCATGGTGGCCTGATGTTTGATGTATCCAAACGACCGCAAGGTTTACTTGTCATTACCCTTGAGGAAGTAGAACCAAAAGATGAAGTGATCTACCATGTTGGACACTATGCTGCTGGTCCGCATAAGAAAGATGCCTACGAGTTGTATAAGCAGGGCAAGTGCATCCTCTATCAACGCAAGCAAGACAATGGTTTGTTTCAATACATTGCTCAGAAGCGGTGACGCATGAGCGTTCAACATAGCACAAGAGAACAAGACGAAGACCTTTTGCTAATCGTCAAGATGCGCAGAAGGCATGGCCCGCTTGTCACTGCTGATGAACTCAGCTTACCGAGCGCACGAGTGCGTGTGATCTGCAACCGGATCATGAATGACGATCTCAAACACAGCATCAAGGATAACATGGAAACCAAACAGCAAGTAATGGCTGGCTACTGGAGGAAGTAATGAAACTACTAGCCATCCTACTCATCACATGGATCGACGGCTCTCAGTCTGGCTACAAACTCCCAGCCAATCTAGAGTGCGGCGATCTGATGGACGAAGCTATTGCTTTAGCAAAAGCAAATGACATGGAATACATTATGATGAAGTGTATCTATACAGATCAGATCATCGTATCACCACGACCTATGCCAAGGCCAAGTGATTTAGGCACTTGATCCAAAATGCTACTGTTGATAAACAGGTGAAGAGGGGCGAACACATTTAGCAAGCGGTAACGGGAAGCTTTTTGTATTGGTCGAACAAGTCTGCGCTACAGCCTATCATCCAATTGCCCCTCGCCTTACCTTCCGTTGAAGGAAAAACAAAATCACAAACCAATACGGCAATCGTAACATCATCAAGATGTTCAATCAAATCAATGCGTTGCGTAAAGCAATCCGCAGTGAGGGAACTCCCATGATACAAGAGGCATGGGATAAGGTCGAAGAACATATCGACTTCATCTACCAACAAAAAATGGAGAACCAGAATGACAGTCTACAGCATGGGTCGAGAGACAATCCTTAACACTGCTAAGGAAATTGTAACAAACGACCGAGCCAAAACACACGGCAGTATTGAGCGGAACTTCGAACACATCGCAGCCGTATGGTCTGCTCGTCTTCGCATGAGCATCACTCCGCATCAGGTTGCTATCATGCTGATCGACCTTAAGGCAGCACGCGCTTGGAACAATGAAGAACATGCTGACAACTGGATTGATATGGCTGGCTATGCAGCTTGCGGTGGAGAGTTGAGTATCAAGTCACAACTGTAACCAATGGAGAAAAAAATGACCAAGGATAATCCTGTAGTTTACCTAAGTCAGCGGACTAGGCCACGCCTTCAAGACTCGCCATTGTTTCTTGCCTTCTGGAATGCCTACCCTCGGCGCGTAGCCAAAGGCGCAGCACGGATTTCATTCACTCGCGCCCTCGACTTGGCGGATGGCAATGAGATTGTTCAAGCAGCCATTGCCTACGCAGCGCACTGCGTTGAGGCAAAGATTGAACCCAAGTACATCCCGCATCCAACCACATGGCTGAACGCGGAGCGTTGGGAAGATGACCTAGCTACAGAGGAAAGCAAACCAGCATCGGGGTGGGGCAATGTCTTCAATGAACTATGACCAGCGAATCAGTCACATCACCAATTGGTTTCGAGCTGAGATAACAATCAGGTTCAACATGCCAAGAGATGTTGATCCCAAGATAGCGGCGATGGATGTGATCGAAGCTATCAACGGCAACCTACCCTCACCACTTACAGAGGAGCGGATCGGAACCCTCTTGGCTTCAATCACCAAAGAGGTTTCACGATCCGCCAAGAGCCGCACCCTGCCGACCGCCAAGGAGTTTGTTGATGCAGTCAAAGCATTGACGCAGAGCGGTCAAATAGCCCCAAGGAGCAGCACTGAGGGGGCTTGGCGCATAGACCCACTACAGATTGCACTCAAGCACATACGCGCAGGAGAACCGCTGTGTGCGTCTTGGCTGAAAGGCAGCAAAAGAAAAGAACTTCTCCGCCATATAAATGTTAGCGACCTCGAACCTTATGATCTTTACTTAGCTGCGTATATGCAGTAACATATCAACACCTAACAACTGGAGAATAAGAATGAACCGCAAAGGTTTTATAGGTGGGTCAGATTGCACCCGCATCATGGAAGGTGATTGGCTAAAGCTTTGGCAAATCAAAACAGGTCGTGCCGAAGGTGACGATCTAAGTAACAACATCGCAGTGCAACTTGGTATTCATACCGAAGGCTTCAACCTTGGTTGGTTTGAGAAGCAGCACGACTGTATCCTCGGTGGTCATCAGCGTGAGATTCAGATGGAGATTGGGATTGTTCCTGCCAAGGGAATGGTCGACGCCATGTGGGATGGGGCTATCGTTGAAGCCAAGCATACCAATGATCGCAACAATATGGATGCAGTCATTGAGAGATACATGCCTCAACTCCAACTCTATTGCCACCTTGCCAAAGCAGAGGGTGCTTATCTATCGGTGATCTTTGGCAATGGTAGGTGGGAGTCCAACTATGTCTCGTATAACGCAGTCTATTTCGATTCAATGTGGGCGGTGGTGTCAGACTTCTGGGGTTACGTTCTACGGGATGAAGAGCCTGTTGGTATCGACATCCCTCAGATCGAAACAGACAAAATCTCGGTGGACAATATGGTCCGCAGAGACGCCAGCAAAGACAACGAGTTCATCAGCCGAGCCGTTGACTATCTTCAATACAAAGATTCAGCCAAGCGGTTTGAAGATGCCAAGTCAGACCTGAAGCAAATGGTCGGCAGCAATGAGCGCGAAGTCTACTGCGATCTTCTCACAATCAAACGCTCGAAGAGCGGTTCACTCCTATTCACGGTGCGGTAATGGACAAGAACTTAGAACTCTGGAACTCAGTATGTAAATCTGATCCCAAGTATCTGAAGAAGGTTACGCTAGGCGCACGTAGCTTCACTTCGATTGATCCCCAGTATCAGGTCATGTCAGCAACGCGAGCCTTTGGCCCTGTCGGTCAGGGCTGGGGCTGGTATGCCAAGACCCACTTCATAAATCTATCCAATGGCGATACTGCCGTTGTGTCTGAGGTTGAGGTGTGGACTAAAGAACACGGCAATCGCTTCGGCCCATTCCCCGGCTGTCGCAAGTTTTTTGACTCAGTAAAAGGAAGGACCAATGAAGACGCGCCGAAGATGTCAGTGACCGATGGACTGACAAAAGCCCTGTCACACTTAGGCTTCAATGCCGATGTGTTCCTTGGCGAGATGGACGGAAACAAGTACACAGCAGACTCAGGAAAACCCGCAAGTGAAGGCGGTTGGTAATTTAATTAAAGGAGCCAGAAGCATGGCAGAAGTATACGACAACCTAGACAAAGGCGCTGCCTTTAAACCATTCGACACGCAGAAGCTGATCCTTCAAGGCAAGGTCAACAGCAATGGCAACGACCGCAAGATTGTTCTGATTAAAGATCAGACCAAGGCGGGCAAGGCCATCATTGAAGTGTTCGAGAAGGTCGGCACTCTCTTTGTTAACGAGAAGAAAGAATCGGAAGCTGCGCCAGACTACACTGGCCCAGTATGGGAGCGCCGCATTGCAGCATGGAAGCGTGTGAAGGATGGTAATCCTTACATGACCTTCGCTGTCTCAGATGCACGAGACAAAGAAGAAGCGAAGCCATCGCCAGCTAGCCATCGCAATGACCTTGACGATGACCTTCCGCCGTTCTAATGTAACAGCACTCTCCATGTTGGTTACTGCTAATAACTGCCAGAGCTTAATTGCTCTGGCTTTTTTCATGAGGAGCTAGATGTATATTTCCCCAATCCACCTGATCTACAAAGCAAACAACTACGATGTGCGCGTAGTGATCAAGGAGTTTGCTGAACTCATCGATGCAAAGCCAAACGATCTCATCAAGCAAGACAGGTCACAAACGATTGCGCGTTGCAGACATGTCCTGATCTTCAGTCTCAAACTACACACTGGATTATCTTATCCAAAGATTGGTTTGATTATGAAGCGCGACCATTCAACCATCATTCATGCCGTGAAGATGGGAGAAAAGATCGTGAAGGAGAATCCATTCCTGTACGATGTGATTGAAAAAATATTCGACAAGGCAGAGTGGCCCAAAGAAAACTAGATACCAGCAGTGTATCGCATGACTTCACCGCGCTCGCGATGAACAGTCACGCACTTCATCGTTGACCTACCAGTGTAACCAAAGCCCGCAGCCGCTGCGTCCCGCGTTGTAATGGCGCGGTGGCTTTCCCAAAAGATACCACCAATGTCCTTGGAACTATCTTGGTGGATGTGACCTGTATCTAGATAACGCCAATAGGTTCTACCCCAGATCGGGGCGTGAACATCAGCAACCAGCATAGCCAGACGATCCGGCTTAGTCTTATCCCCATGATGCGCAGCCAACATATTGCGCCCAAACTCAAAGACCCAAAGCTTGCTTGGGTTCCAATGCACAATGACACGATCATCAGTTTCGTAGCGCATCACCAATGCTATCGCCAGCATATGGGTAAAGTCAGGGTCGTGATTGCCCGCCAGCACAACAACATCAATTTGTTTATGCTTGGCCTTAGCCGCTTCGATCATGGCAACGTGTGATTTAACAGCAGCCATTGCTGCTTGGGCAAAGCGACCATCTACATCTAGTATGTGACCGCTTGTCGGCGTCATGTTTTTGCTATCATTCTGATGGAGCGTGTCTCCCAAGTTCAAAATAATTGCACGATCAGTATAGGGAGCGGCATTGATTAGCATTGCTGATGCCTCGGCCATCCGCTGTTCTGCAATTTCAATGCTGTATTCGTTGCCAGTCTCATCCTTCCAAGCCCGCATACCGAAATGCACATCGGCAATGATGTAACGAGGCAGAAGATCATAAGCCACATTGTCTGGGGTTGGAGTATCAAGAGGCTTGGGAACAGAGCCGAGAGCCTCGCGGAATAGATCAGCCCAAGGTGTTAGATCATCTTGATGGTTTGCTGATTTCCAAAATACAGAATCCCATGATCCTGTTTCCTTGTTCTGAACACGCCGCCAACCATGCTTGCCTGTCTCAGCAGATAAACCAGTGTTCTCTAGTGCCGATACAATGCCTTCGTCTAAGTTAAACCAAGCTTCCGCTAAAGCATAGGCACGACGAACATAGGCTTTGTCGATCTGCAATTCCTTAGCAGCAGCAGTCTTACTTCCAAGGCGTTTAACTACTTCGTATATCTCACGCTGACGAGGTGTCATTCACCACACCCAGCATCAATCTGCTGGATTAGTAACGCCCCCGTAACCATTGATAGCGAACCACCGTCCTCCACCAGCGCCGCAGCATGGGCTGTACGGCTCTGCGCCGTACCATTACAGATTGCCGTGTCGCTTAGAGCGCTGGCGCAACCACTCAGCGGCAGCATCAGGGTCAGGCATAGGCTCAACCGCATCAATCCTCTTTGAGGTTTTGACATAGCCATCATACTCCTTGATCTTCGCAGCTTGTCGCCCTGCTGATCTTCCGGCCCCCCACAGGGCAAGGAAGTTCAGCAAGGGCTTAAGCAATGAAGTGATTAAAGCAATCATGCTTTGCGTTTAGCAATCACAGACCAAACAGCAACGATGATAGTAGCCGCAGCACCACCAACAGTAGTAGCCGTCTCGCTATCAACCAAACCCTTGCCGACTAGATAGCCGCCAAGTGCAGATGCAAGTGCGCGGGCAATGCCGCCAACTTCAGTAGCTGTCATTTCTTAATTCCTTGGAACATTGCCATGATGGCGTTGAAGATTGCGGCTAGACCAGACTCAGTTTTTTCTTTCTCAGTCATAGTGTGCATGTCGGCAGTGACAGGCGTTAAAAACAGCTTGATCTCCGCCTCACGGCGATTGACCAGACCTTTGATCACCTCCCCTCCAGCTTTGTTCCACATTCTGAATGCAGCAGAAGCCTTGTCCTTATTGCCAGCGTTCAACTCTCGCAGCACGGTAGACTTTGCAAAGGCATTCGGGCCGATGTTATACGCCAATGACACACAAGCACCAAACTCGTTTGCATTTACGTTTACTGTAATCAGCGCATCAACTGTGGCTGCAAATTTCTCAACACTCTGACGCAGCAAATCTTCGGCGCGATCTTGAGTAATAGTCAAACCCTTACAGGGGAAAATGCCAACATCTGCCATTGCTGTAGTGCCATAACCAATGGTCCAGACGCCAACAATGTCTTGATATGCCGATAGTTTGCAGCCTTCGTATTGCTTGATTAAATTAAGCGCAGCCTGATTAACGCTCACTTGCGCATCTCCCTTTGGATTTCATCTAGCTTTGTCAGGACATTGGCAAAGCCATCTTTGATTTCCTTTAGTTCGCGGTCGTGTCCTTGCTTAGTCAGATTATGCTCTGACTTCATCACGGCAATTTCAATCTCATGATTTTGTGTCATCTTGTAGTGCATCCATACGAACGCCACGATTGGGATTACCGCAAATTGCAGGAGAAGTTTAGCCAATTCCATCAAGTCCATCTCCTGCTGCATGTCACTCACTCACTTGGATAGGGGAAGCGGGCTTTGATATCCGCCACAATTGCAAACCATTCAGCCTCAGTAGCTTCACCGCGCTGGGCTTTAAAGAATATTGGATCAGCTTCAAGAGTATAAGCTGCTGCCCGCGCCGCCTCTTGCACTTCCTTTGGAGGTACATAAGGTAAAGGTGCGCTGAAACTTTTCCCATTGTAAAGCCAAAGCGGCCCTACGCCTTCAGGCAATAGAACCCAACCCTGCTCAGCGGCAAAGTCTGCTTCTGCCAAGACAGCATTAACGACAATGCCATTTGCGATTATGCCATAATTATTTACCACGAGTAGACCTCACAATATCCTGCACCGCCATTACCACCTTCGCCACCCAAGAAACCAGTACGAGCTGAACCACCACCGCCACCACCACCACCCCAGAATGCCCCGTTACCACCTCGCGCACCGCTGGCTAATTGACCAGCGCCACCACCACCGCCACCACATCCGCGTAATGTTGCCGCACCGCCAGCAGTTGGAGCAGATGAATTGGACACTCCGGCTGCGCCTCCACCTGCGAGGTAATTAGATTCACCCCCCGCTATGGGCGCGTATAGAATGTTAGTAGAGCCTTCCCCACCTCCGGAACCGCCCCCACCACCACCAAGTGCAGATGATCCAACGGGACCAGCAACTAAACTAAGTACACCAGCGCCACCACCACCGCCATAATAACCAGAAGTTGCTGCCCACGAAGCAGTAGCTCCATTTAATGTTATAGAGGTAAGGTTAGAGGCCGAAGTTGGTGCATTTTGCGCCGATCCGCCAGCTCCACCACTACTATTAGTTCCAGCTCCAGTTTGCCCACCTCCGCCACCAGAAGCAGATACAAGCGCAGCAAATGTAGTCGTGCCACCAGCATTACCATTAGTGGCAGATGCCCCACCTGTGCCACCAGCTCCAATTGTTACCGTGATTGATGCGTTTATCTGAGTTCCAAAAAACCATTTTTCATAATAGGCACCACCTCCACCACCGCCGCCACCATTTTTATATGTAGAAACCGCTAAAGGACGCCCGCCAGCACCTCCACCACCGCCGCCCCATACACGAACTAATACTAATGTTGTTCCAGCAACTTTGCTCCATGTGCCAGAAGCACTGAATACCTGTCTGTTTAGTAACGAT